GATGGGTGTCCAGGCTCGCCAACGCCTCCAGCACGTCGCGATCGGGGTTCGTCATGCCACGCGCGGCCCAGCACCTGACGGCGGTGCGCCCGGCGGCGACGGTCGCGGCGGTCCGGCCGGGAGCCCAGCGCCGGCCATCTGCTGCGCCATCGCCGCCGCGGCCTGTTGCTGCAAGGCGGCTTGCATCGCCTGCTGCGCCGCCTGCCCCATAAACGCCTGCTTATCCTGCACGTTATACAACCGTAAGCCCTGTTCGATCAAGGCCTTCGCGGCTTGCGGCGTTTGGAGCACGGCCGCGATCATCGGATTCACGCTCGCCATCTGCCCCATCGCCATGATCCATTGATTGAAATCATACCGCTGGCGATTGAGGTCCGCGTCTTCGACCGACCCACGCGGCTTGAAGCGGAATTGGCCTTCGAGCAGCGCCGCCGTGATGCGCGTCCCGCCGCGCAGTTGGGACAGATCCGCGCCCCGGAGCTCCAGGCTTTCCACGACCGCCGGCGGCAGCGCCATCCCATCGGATTGCTCCGCCAGCGCGCGCTTCCAGAGCTGATGCCGCACCTGGGCGAGTTCTTCGAGCGTTTCCTGCAGATTCTGAATCGCTTCCGTTGACCGGCCGAGACTCTGTTGCGTGATCAGTTGGATTTCGCCGAGGGTGCGCTGGTCGGCGGATTGCACGCCCGCAGCGGCGTCGTTGATGCCGGACAGGCGTTCGCCGGCGCGCTCGCAGTCGCGAATCCGCTCGACGGCTGGCCCGGTCACATCAGGCAAGGTCAACGGCGTGATTTCGTGCGCGTCTCGGACGGTCACGACCGCCTTCGGGCCGAGTGGTTGCAAGTCTGGATCCCAGAGCGCCCCTTGGCGCCGCAAGATCGGTACTTGCAGTTGCAGCGACGCACGATCGGCGAGCATGTTGCGCCACGCGGTGTGTTCTTCGAGCACGGTGATCAGCTTGTGGCCGATATAGGAGTAGCCCTCGCAGGAATTCGGGCGCGGGAACGGCACCAGCGGGAAATAGCGCGGGCTGCCGAGATCGTCATACTGGAGCCGTAAGAGCACGTGTTGGTCTTTGTGGAGCGTCGCGACATACCAGCGCAGACCCTTCCCGTCGAGGTCGCGCAGAAACAGGACTTCCCAGAGTTCCTTCTCGGCGAGCCCAGGCGTGTCCTGGCTCGTCGCCATCGGGATGGGCTCTCCCGCAAGCGTCGTCTCGGAGGCGTGCTCGTCGTCAGTGCCAAGCGCCTCGACGGCGGCCTTGTCGTAGACCTTCGCCGTGACCTGTTCCTGGAGCGCGTCGAGGCGACGCCAGAACCGCTTCGCGTAGCCCCAGAGCTCGCGGCGCTCGGTCGCATGGCCGGGCAGTTGGAGAAAATCGCGATAGGGAATGACGCGCTCACGCGGACCGCGCGCAATCACTTCCCACGTATCGACGACGACTTCGGCGTAGGGCGACTGGGCGTCCGTGACCGGGACGAGCGTCCCCTCGGGTGTCCGTTGGACGACGGGTTCCAGTTTCTCGTTCACCACGGCCGCACCAGTCGTGGGGTCGAGTTGCAGTGCCGCCTTGATCGTCTGCCGCACCGGACGCCGGATCGTCTCCTGGTAGACTTCGATCACGCCGTGCGGCTCAATGAGCGCGAGATGCGCCGCGCGCGCGAACACCGATTGAAAGCCTTCGACTTCGAGCTGCCAACTATGAAACTCTTCGACGAAGGGCGCCTTCGACTCCGACTCGCCGTAGCCTTCGACGACAAACACCGGATCGAGCATGACCGTCCGGACGATCTGGGACCGCAGCACGTCGACGTATTGCGTGCCGAGCGGACTCGTCAAATCGGCGGCGTCGGCCCAGGGAAGATGGCCGGTGCGGGTGCGACCTTGTTCGTAGAGGGTATGGAAGTATTCGATGTCGCGGTCGCTCACGGTGCGGGCGCTGAGGGCGTCGTCAAGGGCGCGGCTGAGTTCGAGGCAGAGGGTGTGGCGCTTGTCGGCTGACAGGGTGACGTCGAAGGCCGAGCGGGCCCGCTTAGCCAAGTCGTGATACCACCCAGCAGATCCCGACGGTCATCACGCCCATCACATACCAAAACAGCGCATCGACCCACGTCGCGGCATCGTTGGTGACTTCCTCGAACAGCGTTTTCGCGTCAGACGGTTTCATCGCCGCTTGGGTTTCTTCTTCGGTGTCCGGGTCGTCAGTTCAGGAAAGGTGCGCGAGGTCTGGACCGATCGCATCGGGTTCACTCCCTCCCGTGTTTCAGCGCCCGCGTACCGAACGCGAGCGCAAGAGCCCCTATCAGACACAGCACCCCGGCCACCCACGCGCCGACGGCCTCAGCGAGCCAGGTCGTCATCGACGAGGCTCGATAAAATGAATCATCGACTCAATCACCACGACCACCAGCGCGCCGAAGACCATCGCTTGCCACGTTGTCATCGGTACCCACCACGGCCCCCGACGCCCGTCCGTCGCGGCGGATTCGCCCGCCGCCACAACTCGTATTCGTCCACGATGACCTTCGTCGGTTCCTCACGTCCCCGCACGGCCTCAGCATGACGGGTGCGCTCAGCCTCAGACGGCTGCACCCCGCCGAAATTGTGTTCCAGGTATTCTACTGTATTCATGCCGTGCTCGTACCAGCCGTCCTTTTTCGGCCGCCGCATGGGCTTCCCGCTCACCGAAATCATGTGCGTATCCCACACGTACCCCGCCTCGAACGCATCGGTCACGAACGTATGCGGCACGACGGCGGTCGCAGACACGCGCAGCCAGTGCGTGTCGTCCACGGCGAAGGCTTCCCCGCGTGCGGAGCGCCGGCGCATCGTCGCCGCCAGCCGTTCGATGAGCGCGAGCCGGACATCCGGCGTGTTGCTGTCCAGCCGAAATGACGGATAGATCCCGTGGTCGTGGAGCAGACTGACGCCATTGGCTCGCACACCCTGCGCGTTATCGTGCGAGCCGGCCGGATCGCAACAGGCCAGCACTTCGAGCGCGTCCGGGAACCACAGGCGCCGGTAGTGCTGGACCAGCGGGATAAAATCCTCCAGGTAGAGATCCTGGCCGAGCAGGCCCCCGAGTAAGCGCAGTTCGGCCCACGGCGTGTACTGCGCCCACACGACGCAGGGATGGTGCTTCCCGTAGTCGAACCCTTCGTAGAGCGGCAGATTCTTGTCGAGCGTCAGCGGGCGGACGTGGCGCGCGCGCTGAAACGCCGCGCTCTCGGGTTCATGGGGCGAGACAGGCCCGTAGACGGGCTGGCCGATGATGTTCAGACCACGTTGCCCGAGCAACATCGGCCGATGCTTGGCATGGCCAGGCGGATACGCCCGCTCAAGCCGTTCGACGGTTTCCCGGTCGAGATTGTGCGCGTTGTCATAGAGACTGACGCGGAAATACCGCCGATGCGCGTGATGGTTGTCCTCGGGGAACTCCCGCGCGAGCCAACTGTCTTCAGAGGGCGGGTTCGGGGTCAAGATGAGCTGCTGCGGGAACCCGCGTTGCGACAGCCGGCCCACAAGTTCTTCCTTGATGTCGAACGGTAGTTCCTCGGCTTGGTCCACGTACACGGAGCCGAGCGTGACGCCGCGAAACTTCGCGTAGCGCATCGTCAAATCTTGCGCCTTCAGGCCGAAGCAGTAGACCCAGGAGTCATTCGGCAGCGCAAACCGGCGCTGGTCCGCGATCCAGTGAATCGGCACGCCCGCCGTGAGACACATCTGTTCCCAGACCGGGCGGAGTTTCGTGCGCGTGTCATCGTCGGAGTAGCGACAGATCAACCAGTGGATGCCGGGATGCGCGAGACACGAGACGAGGACTTTCCAGAGCGCGGCCGTAGTTTTTCCGGAACGGATCGCGCCTTCAAGATCGATTTGTTCGACGTCGCTCTGAATGAATGCGGCAACCGGGCCACGAAAGACGATAGGAGCAACACGCACCACATCAACGCTTCGTCAACGCGAGCACGAGCCCGACAAGACCGCTCAACACGCACCACATCAACGCTTCGACAACAGTCATTGCGTTCATCATCTTCATTCCTCTTCGGTCGTCGCAGCTTTAGAGATTTTTATCACGTACTGTCCGCGTCAAGTAGCGTGGTCCCGTTCTCTACCGACGCCGCCCGTGACTGGCTCGGCCCCGGATGCAGCTCGATGACGACTTTCTGCGCGAGCAGCGCCTTGAGATCGGTCAGTTCGGGAATGTGGAGCGTCTGATCGGGTGCGCCGTAGGCGTATTCGAGCAGCCGCGCTTCAATCGCCGGCGGGAGCTGTCCATTGCGTAGCCGCTTGCGCGTATTGATCCAATAGGTGTCGTCGAAGAGGCCGTAACAGAGCGCCTGCATTTCGACCCGGCGGTCGATTTTGATTTTGTTGGGCGTGCCCTTCGCCTTGCCGCTCCGATTCAGCAGGCCACGGTTGCGCCCGGGCGCGAAACGGCGCGGGGTCTCACTCATAGACCATCACACCATGACGTTTGCGCCCGTGGCGCCGACACGGCGCATCTTGCGTACGGACGCACTTTCGATCCAGACAGCGCCACCATCCCTGCTTTCGAGGAAAACAGAGGAAGCAGAAATGTTCGTGCGCTCGTAACGGTTTGCGTGTTTCGCTCATGGCACCATTAATTCCATGACGAACTGTGCATGGTCCGCCGTGCCGATGAAGCAGGGCGTGTTCTGCTGCACCGCCAGGGTCTCGGTCAGCACCTTGTGATTATACGCCGTGCCCGTGAAGGTGTCGAAAAAGCCCGCCGCTGGCTTCCCAAGACGGACGGCCAGTTGCATCAGCCCGCCGTAGGTGCCGACAAACGCCGATGACTTCGCAATGACGGCCGCTTGGACTTCAAGGTTGTTCTGCCGCGTGCTGTGGTCGCGGACGTGCAAATGCGGCCCCGTGATCGGGAAGTCGATGTGATCGTCGAGATGATCGCCGTTGTCGAGAATGACGACGGGAATCCGCCGCGCGATGCGGTCGATCAGCGTGCCGACCCACTCGACCCGCTCGGGCGACATCGGCCACGTGCTGCGGTGGTAAAACCGGACAGCCACGAACCGTTCCGGTAGGGGCAACGTGAGCGGCGGATGCGGCACCGGGACGCGCTCGAACCGGAGTCGCTCGAACAGCCGGACGGAGCCCATCGTGCCCTCCCACCACGGCGCCAGCGTCCGATACATCAGCGACGGGTGCCAGACGTGATACTGCCGCAGGCCGTGATCGTGAGCAATGACCGGGAGCATCCGCGCGTCCCACTCCGTGACGTGGGTCTGTTTGATCGACGCGGTGGCTTGCGCAGCGGCGTCTTGCTCTTGCCGGAGGCGTGCCGGCGGCGCGTAGTCGTAGAGTTCAATCGGGTGCGGTGTGCCGTACCAGGTGGCAGCGCCGCCGCGACTGATGACGTAGAGCCGTTCGGCGGGAATCTTGTAGCGCGCGCGGAGCGCGGCGAGCCACGGAATCCAGTAGAGGATTTCAAAGCCGATTTCGGAGCGCCACGGGCCGACGAGAATCGGGCGCGAGGAATGCTTCGCCTGATATCGGAGGTAGGCGTCTTGACGACGATCAGTCCAGGATCTCACAGCACGACCCGGCCCGTCATCAGCAGCCATTCCGCGTAGGCCCAATCGGCCTCGGTGTTCAGGTCCACGCCTTCGTAGCCTTCCGTGAAGAACGGCGCGACCTTGCGCCCGTGGATCGTGCCGTGGACCTCGACGTTACTGGTCCAGCCCATCTCAAGACAGGCATTTTGCACCCAGACGGGCGGACACGTCTGCGTCGGGCAGGAATGCCAGGGCACACCGGCGGCGTTCGTGCCCGGCAGCAACGGGCGCATCGGCTGCGCGTCGCCCTCCCACGTCCACATCTTGTAGGGCGTCTGCGTCACGGGTTCGACGGCACGAATCGAGTCGCCGCACGCGCCCATCGCCGTGAACTGCGCGGCCGCACGCCGAATCGTCGCGGCGGTTCGAAACGGACTCGTCGCGCGAAGGATGGCGAACGTGTCCGGCCGCGGTGTCATCGACAGCGCCGCACGCAGCCACTCGATATCCGGCTGATCGTCTGGAACGGGTTTGCGGATCTGGACACCGATCCCGCGAGCGTTGGCTAATGTCTGCACATCCCGATCATCGCTACAGACGTCAATCCGGTC